TGAATCGAAAGAACTGAGATAATACCGGCGATATGGTCAATCATTGGTCGGTCCTCGACTGGTTTAACAAAACATCTAGCTTGTGGCGGTCGTTATCGACCATTATCAACACCGCGGCAACGCTCTCAGGAGGCCCATAGCGCGCCCAACGCTGGCCAGTGCGCTTGGACATGCCAAACACCTGTCCAGCCATCTGCTGGGTCAGCCCTAACCGCCTGAGCGCGTATTTATACTCCGAAACCTTCATTTTTTAAACCCGTAAAATGCAATACGGCAGTGTTCCAAGCAATACGACTTTTCTTTGTGAACTTCGCAGCCGCAATACATCATGTCCGCACCGGTGCCAGAAACCGGCCATCGACACGTTGAGCCCGTCAATTCCATGATGGAAATACCACCCGGTATGGAAACGACCGTCACCCGCTCTGGGCGCGGTCTGAACATCCGCTGTATGCGGTCCCACCCTTTGCGGCGCCAGCTTCCGAATGGGGAAAGTGGCTTGTGGCTTTTCACACGCGCCTCTTTTGTGCGCGACAAACCTAGTCTCTTCGCGCGGCCAATGACTGCGTTCTTTGTCACGCCGAGCAGTTGTGCTATTTGTTTTGCGCTCATTTCATTATTATAATTCTGCAAAAGAATTTTGTCCATTTCATCGTCCCAAAACTTCATTGATAACGCCCTCCACTTCGGCCTTGAAGGCGGAATTCTTTTGCATTCTGGCGATTGTCTTGCGGCAGCCATTTAACACCGTGGAGTGATCGCGGTTGCCAAGGCGACGACCAATTTTAGGATACGACCATTTTTTCACGGTCTTAACGACGTAGAAAAGAATCCAGCGCGCTCGCACAACCTCTGTACGGCGGTCATCTTGCAATAATAAATGCTCAAAAATGCCGTAACGGGCGCTCACGACATTAATGCAGCGTTTTAAGGTGACCATCGCACCGGGCGTCAACCGGGTGACAGTGATCGGCGCAGCAGGCTCTTGTTTGACTATTTTGACGATGACAGGCTTTGTTTTTGTCGCCAACGTCGGCACGGGTTTTCTGTTCTCGCGCAAAGCCCGCAGCCGCATAACCGCAGCGCGCTGATTGGACATGATTTCGTGAATGGTCATCGTGTGTCCTTACGCTTGATTGCAATGTACTGCCATTGATGGCCATGGCGTTTTTGGGTCAGTTCAATGCGTTTTAACATCTGAAGTTGCATTGCAAAGTCGGCCACTGCGTCAATCTCAACTTTATTTTTATTGACCAATTTATCCCGTTCATACGCCAGCGACCCAGTGGCGTAGATCCACGATCCGCCTGGCGATGCTTGTTGATACGCAGAATCAAACTGCGCGACCGTCATGTGTTCCGTCTTGCCGGTTAGCATTTTATGCCGCTTTGTAAATGATGTGACGAACCAGCTCGACGCCGGTCTGGTCTTGGGCTTGTTTTAAAATGCGCCCCCACACGCGCTGGCCGTTCTGGTCGCCGTTTAGCTGGGCTTCGAGATATGCGTTGAACGCTACGGCAAGCTTCCTGGCAGCGTTGGGCGTAATCATGCCGCCACCTGCCAAGTGAGCGACGCCTTATACGTCCGCGCAACCTGCCACGCCGTGCGAAGATGACTGGCGAAGCAGCGGGCGTACGTGTAGGTGCCGCGATCCTCGTCATGCGAGAAGTCAGCGCGGGCATGCATATGCGCAATCTTGAAGATCGCCGCGAGATTGTATTCGCCGGAGATGGTGAGGCAGTCGTTCCAGTGCAAGCTCATAATGTGTCTCCCAGTTTTGTTGAGGCCGCCGCCCCGGTGTTTAGTAACTAATTACATAAACCGCCGCCAGCAGAACCGCTGCGCATCCAAGGATAAGCGCCCCGGCAACGATGTCGTGGATGATGGCTAATATGATGAGCATGCCGCCTCCTTCGCCGCGTTGACCTCATCATCCGTCATGCCAGCAGCGATCTGTTCTGCCAGCTCTACTGCGCGGTTAACCTGGTCCTGCGTTTCGGCAACGAGGGCCAGTTTCAAGCAGGATGTCAGTGCGTAAATGTTGGTCATGGTGTGTCTCCCTTTGTGTTCGCCCATTTTGTATGCGCCATGATGGCGTATGTGTCAAGCGGTAATTTGGGTCCAAATAACGATTTGGGTCCGGCGGGAGGCTAGAAGTTTTTAAAGATGTAGAAGTAGGAAAACCCGTCACACCCGTCATTTGGCGGCGGGTCCAACCCAAATAACGATTTGGGTCCGGCGCAACAAGCGCAATGCGGTTGTTGCTTTGCGGCGACTACGTCGGAAACCTCAGATGCCCTAAGATCAAAAATGGTGCCCGGCAAAGATGTGAGTACCATATCTAGTGGCTATGGCCACTTATGGCACAAGATATAGAAAATTCCGGTGCGGAGTACATCTTGGAGCGTCGTAAAAAGATCAGATGTTGTTTTTTTGGTTAAATTATTGATATTATTGTATAATAAAGTAACATCGTCGTACATCGGTACATCGTAAGATATAAGACTCTTATATATATTTCTATATCTAATGCCTTCTGATTTTTTGTTAATTTGTCTCTTTCTAAGACGATGTACCGATGTACTATGGTTTTCAGGGTATAACCCTTTGATATCATTAAAGAAAAGTGTATCGTAAACGATCAGATGTTACTATTTGAAAATATTGGAAATTCTTTAATGAAAACAAATATTTAGTACCAAGTTAACGTGCCTAACGAGGTACTATCGGCCCCGCGCGGGCGGTTTGTAGGGGGGTGGTTTAGCTATGGGAAGCCTATGGGAAGCCTATGGGAAGCCTATGGGAAGCTATGGGAAGGCCGCTGGTGCGTTTAAATGGTATGGGTGCGGCATGGGTAGCGGGGATGGGTAACGGCGGCGCTATGAGGAGGCGTCCGCTATGGAAAGGGCTTGACATGGCCCGTGGGGGCTATATGTTGTGGTCAGCCACAGAGCGGCGCCCGCTCATAACGGCTAACCGACCCAGTTCGTCCCCCGCGCGCGCCGCTCGTGGCACCCCTGGATATTAGGCTACCGATGCTCCTCTGGGAGCCCGTGGACCAAACGTACGCAGTAGGCTGGCGATATGCCGGCGAGCCATGCACAATCAAGCGATTGGGCAAGGTTTTTGGCGTTGTAAAAGCCGTTCATATAAACGTGGCAGGCTCAGACATCATTCAAATCGGCGACTTCAAATGCGCATTTGAAAACGATCTGCTCAAGGGCGTGGGCCTAGGCGTTGGGGTCGCATGATGGACGATCAAAAGCCCAAAATGGGGCGCCCGTCCCTGTACAAAACCGAATACGCCCAGCAAGCGGAAAAACTATGCGCTCTCGGGGCGACAGAACGCGAACTCGCCGACTTCTTCGGAATATCAATGGCAGGGTTCACTAAATGGAAAACTCTGCATCCCGACTTAGTGGCATCTTTAAAAATTGGCAGGACATCCAGCGACGAACGCGTCGAACGAAGTTTGTATAATCGCGCAGTGGGTTACACATACGACGATGAAAAGATTTTCTGCTTTCAAGGCCAGATAATCAAAGAACCAATTAAGGTTCACGTCGCGCCCGACACGACCGCTCAAATATTCTGGCTTAAAAACCGCCGCCCCGACGCATGGCGCGATGTTCACAAGCACGAAGTCGGACGCGCCGGCGAATTTACCGAAATCAAAGACGAACAACTTCTGGCGCTAATCCAAGAAGAAGCCGAGGCGATCGGCGAAGAACTAATCGCAACAAATCAGGGGACCGGTTCTGTCAATTAACCCGGAACGACGCGCCAGGTTAATCGCCCTGTATCAAGAGGCTAATCGCCGCGTTATGCGTAAACGCCAGCAGGTCCGTGGTGGTCTGCTGGAGTTCGTGCGCTATTTCTGGGATGTGCTGGAACCGCAAACTCCATTCGTCGAAGGATGGGCGCTCGAAGCCGTATGCGAACACCTCGAAGCCGTGACATCTGGCGAGATCACACGGCTACTCATCAACGTTCCGCCCGGCTTTATGAAATCATTGCTGACCGATGTGTTCTGGCCAGCGTGGGAAGCCGGGCCGATGGGGCTGCCGCACCTGCGCTATGTGGCGTTCAGCTACGCCGCCGCGCTAACTGAGCGCGACAACGGCAAGTATCGTGACCTGATACTATCCGAAAAATACCGAGAATTATGGAGCGCGTCATTTCGCACCCGCAAAGTCGGCGAGACAAAAATCACCAACGACAAAACGGGATCAAAGCTCGCAACGTCAGTTGGGGGCGTTGGTACAGGCGAGCGCGGCGATCGCATCATCGTTGACGATCCCCATAACGTCAAAGACGGCGAATCTGAAATCATCCGATCCGAGACGGTTCGATGGTTCCGCGAAGCACTCAGCAATCGTTTGAACAACATGGAGACGTCGGCGATTGTCGTCATCATGCAGCGCGTCCACGAAAGCGACGTCGCCGGAACGATCCTTAGCGAAGGCTTTGCCGATTACGTCCACCTGATGATTCCAATGGAGTTCGAGGCCGGTCGACGTTGCTCGACGATCATAGGCTGGGAAGACCCGCGCACTGAAGATGGTGAACTGGCATGGCCAGAGAGGTTCCCGCCCGCCGTCGTCGATGGCATCAAGATAGCTCTTGGTCCTTACGCATACGCCGGACAATACCAGCAATCACCATCGCCCCGCGGCGGCGGTATCTTCAAGCGTGACTGGTGGCAGCTCTGGGAAAGCCCGGACGACAGTTTCCCACCGATGGAATATGTGCTGGTTAGTGCGGACACGGCCTACACTCAGGACCAGGCGAACGATCCGACCGGATGCACAGTCTGGGGCGTCTACCGGGAAAAGGGCGCGCCGCGTATCATGCTGCTCAACGCATGGCGCAAGCACCTCGAACTTCATGGCGTTTATGAACCGCGCCTGGCCGACGAAACAACGGCAGAATTCAATAAACGCACGCAGCCAAAGTGGGGCTTGATCGAGTGGCTGGCTCATACAGCACGTAAATACAAAGCCGATCGGCTGATCATCGAAGGCAAGGCGTCCGGTTTGTCCGTTGCGCAGGAAATCCGCCGGTTGCATGGCACCGAAGGCTGGGGCGTTCAAATCGTACAGCCGACCGGCGATAAGGTATCGAGGGCCCACGCCGTCCAACCGATCTTCTCGCAATTGCTCGTGTCGGCGCCCGATAAAGAATGGGCAGAGACAGTCATCTCCGAAATGGAGAGCTTTCCTAAGGGTCGGTACAAGGATCTAACCGATAGCGCCACACAAGCCCTCAAGTTCCTGCGTGAAACCGGCCTCATCGTCCATCGCCACGAGGCCGACTACGAACTCACAGAATCGCTCCGCCATCGGGGCGGCTCATCCCAGCCGCTTTACCAGGTGTAACCAATGGCCGATAATCTCTGGAACCTAGGTTCAACCGCCGGCACGCCAGCACCCGCAGGCGAAGATATCGTCATTGAGATCGAGGGCAACGCCGTGTCGCCCGATGGCGCCGTCACAGAACTAGCAGACGGTGGCGTCACCGTTGACCTGTCGCCCGAAGTCGACGACAAGCCGACCGCTCACTTCGATAACCTCGCAATGAAAATGGACAGCAATGAACTGTCTCGCATTGCGGGCGAACTCGTTGATGCTATCGATACCGACGATCAGTCCCGCGCCGAGTGGCTAAGCACTAGAGCTAAGGGCCTAGACCTGTTGGGGCTCAAGCTCGAAGACGCCAAGGGCGACGTCGGCAGTACCTCTGCGCCAGTTGAGGGAATGTCGGTCGTTAGGCATCCGATCCTGCTCGAAGCCGTCCTGATGGCGTGGGCCAATGCGCGCGCTGAATTATTGCCTGCATCCGGCCCGGTAAAGGTGGTCGACACAGGCCAGCGTTCTCCAGAAGGCGACATCCTCGCCGATTGCCTTGAGAAGGATTTCAATACTTATCTCACAGTCAAAGCCAGGGAGTATGTGCCCGACACCGACCGCATGCTCTTGATGACGGTATTCGGCGGCTCAGGGTTTAAGAAGGTTTACGCCGACCCCATGCGGCGCCGCCCGGTGTCCGAAAGCATCGACGCAGCCGACCTTATCGTCAACAACGCAACGACAGACCTGCGAAACGCCGGCCGCATTACGCACCGCATCAAAATGCGCCCGGCTGTCATGAAGCGCATGAAGTTCTTGGGCGTTTACCGTGATGCTGATCTCACGCCACCGTCCGTCGAAACTAACGTGGTCGAGCTCAAGGAAGCCAGCATTGAAGGCATCAACATCGAGTCTCAACGCATCGAAGACCGCGAACACACTCTATACGAATGCTATTGCGAGCTCGATCTAGATCAGTTCGCGCCGCGCCAGTTCAAAGGCGAAGGCCTGTTGTTGCCGTTCCGCGTCACGATCGACAAAGACAGCCGCGAAATTCTTGAACTCCGCCGTAATTGGGATGAGGAGGACGAAGACTGTGAGCCACGCACTACGTTCGTACATTATTCCTACGTTCCTGGCTTTGGGTTGTACGGCTGGGGTCTGCTGCATTTGCTCGGCAACAGCGCGGCGGCTCTTACAGCGACTTGGCGCATGGGCCTCGACACCGCCATGTTTGCCAACTTCCCCGGCTTCCTCATCGCCAAACTCGCCGCCCGCCAGCAAACAAACGAACTGCGCGTCGCCGCCGGGTCGGGCGTGGTGGTCGACACCCAAGGGTTGCCAATCAACCAAGCCGTAATGCCCCTGCCGTACAAAGACACGACGCAGGGCCTGCTCGGCATGATGGACAAAATACTCCAATCAGCCCAGCGCGTCGGCGGTGCCACAGAAACAAAGGTTGGCGAAGGCAAACAGGACGCTCCGGTCGGCACCACAATCGCCCTGATCGAGCAGGCCACGAAGGTGGAAAGCGCCGTCCACAAAAACCTGCACCAAGCACAGTCTGAAGAATTTCAATTGCTGGCCAACTTGTTCCGCGAAGATCCAGAGTCGTTCTGGCGCGGCAACAAAAAGCCCGCCACGGATTGGGACAAGACGAAGTTCATCGCCGCGATCAACACCTATGGCATTACGCCCGTCGCGGACCCGAACACTCCGTCTCATCTGCACCGCCTTATGAAGGCGACCGCCGTCAAACAACTTCAGGCGGCGAACCCTCAGCTTTATGACGCTAAAAACGTAGATTTACAAGTTCTGAAAATCATGGGCTGGGACAATCCGGAATCGTTGTTTGCACCGCCGCAGGCACCGTCTGCCGCGCCGCCCGACCCGCGTATGGCCAAGGTTCAAGTCGAAGCCCAGGCCAAGATGGACGAACTTAAAACCAGAGCCGTGCTGGCAATGGCTGATGCACAGGAAAAACAGAAAGACCGCGAACTCAAGCGAGAAATCGCAATGGTCGATCTGGCCCGCACGCTGGCGGTGCATCCTGAAGCGGAGCGTCTCGCTCAACAAACCATCGCAACGCCGTTCCCGGCTCAGCCAAATCAATAGGATCACCCAATGTCACACAAAGAATCTGCCAAGAAATCTCACATGGACAAGCTCGCTCGCATGTGCGGCGGATACACGAAGAAGTCTAGCGGCGGTAGCACCGTCAAGCCGAAGATCGTCCATCGCAAGCATGGCGGCAAGGTCATGAAGGCCGAGGGCGGTTCCGCCCAGATGCGCCTCGACAAGAAGCCGCGCAAGCATCGTCAGAGTGGTGGTGGCATGATCCTGAACGCCGAACAGCGCGCCCGTCAGCGAATGATTGATGAAGCGGATCGCATGCGTAAAGCCGCAGATATGGCTCCGTCACCTTATTCCGCTGAAGATCGCGCAAAGATGAATGCGCTCGTCAATAGCACTGCTGGTCGAGAAAAAGGCGGCAAGGTCACCAAGGGCACCTACGTCGGTGGACACGATAGCAAAGCCGACTTGATCGCCGACAAGCAGCTCATCAAACGCGCCGTTGCGATGCATGACGCGCAGGAACACAAAGGCAATCACACCGACTTGTCCAAGCTCAAGAAGGGTGGCGTCATCCGCAAGGCCGCCGGTGGCCGTCTCGGGTTTAATCCGCGCAGCAAGAAAAAGGCTGGCACCAACGTCAACGTGATCGTCGCCCCGCATTCGGGGTATGCTGGCGCTACCCCGATGGCTCCGCCGATGTTGCCGCCCCCGACTGGCGCTGCCCCGATGGCTCCGCCGATGGCTAGTGGCATGCCCGCCGGTATGCCCGGCGGTATGCCCGGCGGTATGCGCCCCCCGATGCCAGGCGGAATGCCTCCCGGCATGCCAATGCGCAAGAAGGGTGGCCGCGTTGAAATCAAGACGGGCACCAAGGCCGAGGGCATGCGCAACGGCACGCAGGTCACCCACTCGCCCGGCAAGAACGACCAGATGGACATCCGCAAGTTTCGCCCCGTTACCTACAAGGCTGGCGGCTCGGTCTATCCGAAGATGAAGTTTGGCGCGGGCTCGGGCGAAGGTCGCCTTGAGAAGGTTGAGAAGTACGGTCGCCAGAAATGAACTCGTTTGATTCCGCAGTAGCTAAGAGGTTGGGCCAGTCCATCACCGCCGAAATTGACCGGTGTGTGAACGGGCTGGCCGGCGGCTCGGCTGCGGATTTCACCGAGTACCAAAAGCGCGTTGCCGCCATCACTGCCTATCGTGACGTACTGAACATGCTGACCGAAATCGAACAGGAACTAAAGCAGTGACCACGTTCTTCAAAGGCATCTCACGCGACGGTCGTCTGCTGGCTCAAAAGCGGTATGCGGCGGGCGGTGGCTTGTACGCCAATATCCACGCCAAGCAAGAACGCATTGCGCACGGATCCAAAGAGAAAATGCGCAAGCCGGGTTCTGCGGGCGCTCCAACGGAAGATTCATTTGAGCAGGCCGCAAAGACGCGGCTGGATCGCAAGGCCCGTGGTGGACGAACAGCAGCGTGGCAACGCGCCGAGGGCAAGAACCCTAATGGTGGCCTGAACGAAAAGGGTCGGCGATCGTATCACGAGGAAACCGGCGGAACACTTAAGCGGCCGCAGCCGGAAGGCGGGTCTCGGCGGGATTCATTTTGCGCGAGAATGGAAGGCATGAAGAAGAATCTAACCAGTGCCGCGACGGCCCGCGATCCAAACTCGCGCATAAACAAATCACTCAAAGCATGGAAGTGCTGACATGACCCCAATTGTCGTAACCGTATCCGACGCCTCCGGTGGCGTGAAATACACCGACCTAGTTCGTTTCGATAGCTGGGCGCTGCCGAACATTGCCATTCAGTGCAACGTCACCGGCACTGTTAGCTACACCATCCAGACATCGCTGGACGATCCCAACTCGCCAACCAACCCCGTCGCGTTGAACAGTATGACGTGGATCAACACCAACGATACGTCGGTCGTTGCCGCATCCGCTTCCGCTCAAAGCAACTTCATATTCATCCCGACGTTTGCCCGCGTGAAGCTCAATAGCGGCTCAGGCTCAGTTACGGCGACGTTCATCCAGGCGGGGTTGATGGGCCAATGACAACTCCATCACTGCCGCTCGGCGGCCTATCATACGTCGTCACCGCAGGCACAATTACGAACAGCCCCGGTGGTGGCGCGGGCTCGATCCAGTTCAACGATACAGGCACGTTTGGCGGGTTTGTCGCATCGGGCGATGCCACCATTACAACGTCAACCGGCGTTGTCGTTGTCAGCGCCATGTCCGGCGGAACGACGCTCAATTACGTTGCCAAGACCGCTATCTACACCGCGAGCGCCACCGACTACGTCATTAACTGCACGTCCGGCACTTTTACCGTGTCACTGCCGACTGCGGTCAGCATTACGGGTCGCGTTTATGTCGTCAAGAACAGCGGCACCGGGACGATCACCGTTGACCCGGCTGGGGCGGAAACCATCGACGGCGCGGCAACTGTCGCGCTCGCCACGCAATATCAGTCGGTCATGGTCATGTCGAACGGCGCGAACTGGATTGCTATTTAATGTCGTATATAACCGCACCTTCGCCATACGCCTCGTACTCAAGTTCAACGACGCAGAACGTCGTGAGCACGACCGTTGGTCAGGCGGTTACGTTCAACACGGTTGAAGCACAGAGCGGCATATCGCTGGAAACATCCGGCGGCATTGGCAGCAAGATGCACTTGAACCAAGTCGGCAATTATCTGCTGACGTTCTCGGCATTGTGCCACAAGACCGTGTCGTCCAGCTCAAACATGTACATTTGGCTTAGGTACAACGGCACTGACGTCGTCCGAAGCAACACCAACGTAGACGTTGCCGGCGGAAACCCGACGAATATGGTCGTCTCGTTTATCCTGCCGTGCGCCACGGTTGGCGACTATTACGAATTATTCTTGGTTGGCGACACGACGACCTGCCAATTGCTTGCGACGCCCGCAGTTGTCGCACCGTCAACGCCCGCCATGCCAGCCGTCCCGTCGATCATCGTCACTATCAACCGCGTATCTTAAATCTAACCTCAACCCAAGGAAACCCAATGACTACCGTTACTTTTACCCCGCAGGAAATAAACGTGCTGCAGCAGTTGCTCGATATCGCAGTTAAGGCCGCCGGTATGCAAGCCGCAGAGGCCGCTGTTGTTCTTAGCAAGAAGCTCACAGAAGCCGCCGCGCCGGTGGCTGAGCCAGTTGCGGAGGTCGCCCAGTAATGCCCGCCGCATTGATGAGCCATATTGAAGACCCGGCCAATGAAATCCGCAAACGCATTGGCGACATCTCGCAGATCGAGGTGCTGCACAATCAAATCCTGGTCGGCGTCTACATTCGTCCCGAGAAAACCAAGGGCGGAATTCTGTTGACGTCTCAGACCCGCGACGAAGATCGCTACCAAGGCAAGGCCGGTCTGGTTCTCAAGAAAGGCCCGCTCGCCTTTGTCGATGACGACAACAACAAGTTTCACGGCCAGAACGTCGATATTGGCGACTGGGTGTTTTACCGCGTTAGTGACGGCTTCCCGCTGGTGCTCAACGGGACGCTGTGTCGCTTGCTTGAGGAAGTTCACGTTAAAGGCAAAATCCCTAGCCCTGACGTCGTGTTTTAGGCCTTCGGTGTCCGAAAGGGCATGGGTTCTAGGTCCCCGGTCACCTAGCGAAGAAAGACCGGGGCAACCCTGATGCCGCGCGCTGCGGATGGAGAAACAGATGAGTGAAGAACCAGAGATCGAAGTTGAAATCGAACAGGACGCCCCTGATGTCGAAACTAAAAAAGATGGCAGCGAAGACGCCATCGCATTTGCTATTCGTGAGCAGGCCAAAGAATACGAAGTCAAGCTCGTAGCCGAACGCGAGGAAAAGGAAGCGGCACGCCGCCGCGCCGATACCGCCGAACGTGAAGCCCGTGTTGCGACCGCGCGCGTTGCAGACAGCGACCTTGATAGCGTGACCAATGCAATCTCAATGGTCGAGATGCAACGCGAGAAGGTCAAGCGCCAGCTCAAGGACGCAATGGAAGCCGGTGACTTCGACGGCACCGTAAAGGCTCAAGAAGATCTGTCCGAAGCGATCACAAAGCTGAATGCGCTCAAGGAAGGCAAGAATTACATTGAGCAGCGCAAGTCCGAGCCCGTCAATGTTGACCCGCAGGAAGCGTACATTGGCAAGTTTACTCAACGATCGCAGGAATACCTGCGCCAGCATCGTGAGCTGGTTACGAACGAAAACAAAAACAAGCGCATGATTGCCGCCCACTACGAAGCTGAAGCCGAAGGCCATAAGCCCGACAGCGAAGCTTACTTTCAGTTTCTGGATAATAAACTTGGATACGCGGACGCGCCGAAAAAGGCTCCGTCGCGCATGCCAGCCGGTGCTCCAGTATCGAGGGGCAATGGCGACATTCAATCGGGCGGTAACGGCAACGTCATCAAGCTTTCGTCGGGCGAGGCTCGCGCCGCAACCGATGGATCAATCGTCTGGAACGCTGGCGCGAACAAAGGCGAGCCAATCGGCGTGAAAGAATATGCACGTCGCAAGTCCCTGATGATTAAAAACGGCCAATACGCCGACGCAATGCAGTAAAGGAAAAACCCAATGGAACCCCGCACTCGTATGAACAAGCGCGAAATGGACAAAGAACCGATCCGAGAGACGGTTCGTGAGCCAAACCGTTCCAAAACCAAAGAAGTAATTGGCCGTAACGGCAAGGTATTGTCCCGCAAGCGTGGCAATAACATCGACAAGTTTTCCGTGCCCGCTCACTTGATCCCGCCCGGCTGGGACTATGAGTGGAAGCGCGAGACTATTCTGGGTCAGGAAGATTCGGCCCATATGCGTTCGATGTCCGAGAATGGCTGGACCCCCGTCGATGCCAGCGCGCACCCCGGATACTTCATGGCCGATAACTATACCGGTCCAATCCGCCGCGACGGCATGCTTCTGATGGAGCGCCCGATTGAGCTTACCAAGGAAGCGCGTCAGGAAGACTATACGGCGGCGCGCAATCTTATGGATTACCAGCGCCAGCAGCTCGGTCAGATGCTGCCGCGCGGGTTTGACGGTGTACGTCCTCAAGTAAAGCAGACTTATGAGCCTTCTGATGTCAGTCGGCCGCGTTTGGCTATTGAGGATTAACTAATACAGGGCAATGCGCCCTGTACGGACTGCGCTCAGGTGCTCTGAGTGTCTCAACCGCTCGATTTTGGCGCGCGCCAGATTAGAGCTTTTCCATGAAAGAAGGATAGACAAAAATGTCTAATACTTTTGCACCGTTTGGGTTTTCCCAAGTGGGTGGGAACGCGGGCGCTGCGCCGAACTTTGAGCAGGCCGCTTATCCCATTTGTCACGGTAGTACAATTGTATCAACGCAAATCTTTACCGGAGACCCGGTTAAGCTTACGTCCAATGGCGTAATTACTCAATGGGCGGCTGGTTCAGCGTTGGACACTGCTAGTGGTGTTTCGCAGTTGTTTGGTATCTTCGCTGGGTGCCAATATCTCTCAACCTCGCAGGGCCGCGTTGTCTGGTCGCCGTATTGGCCGGGCGCTGACGTTGCCACCACTGCTGCGTCGAGCGTCATTGGTTATGTTGTTCCGATTGCTCCAACAACCTCTGGTCGGTTCTTGGTGCAGACTAGCAACAGCAACACCACTGCGTCTCCTGCCACGCAGACCTTCATTGGTCAGAATTGTGACGTTGCCTATGGTGCTGGCAACGGTAATTCAAACACCAACGGCAACACACTGAACGGTCGCTCGACTGCGTACCTTGACCTTTATGGTGCTGGTACGTCTGCGTATCTTCCGTTCCGTATCATCGGTCTCTATCAGGGTGTCGGCAACGGCTCTGATGCGGCTTCCGCCAACAACTGGGTCATCGTCGCGGCGAATACGTCGCAGACGACTGGCATTTAAGGAGGGATAACCAATGGCTGTCTCTTTAAGTCAGATTAAGTCGGAACTCCTTCCCGGTCTGTTCGACGTCCGTGGTTCGTATGACATGATCCCGCGCCAGTGGGATAAGGTCTTTACGACCCATAAGTCCAACATGGCTCTGGAACGTTCTAGTCAGATGCGCTTTCTCGGCCTGCCGCAGCTTAAAGCGGAAGGCGGAGCCACCGCGTTCGACAATAACGCTGGTGAACGTTGGGTGTTCAACTTTGAACATCAGGAAGTCGCCCTCGGTTACGCGATCACCCGTAAGGCGATCGACGACAACCTCTACAAGGCGCAGTTCAACCCGACGAACCTTAAACTGCAGGAATCGTTCTCGCAGTTCAAGGAAATCCAGGGCGCGAACATCCTGAACACTGCCACGACGTACAACGCGGCAATCGGCGGCGACGGTCAAGCGTTGCTTTCGACGGCGCATCCGTACGATGGCGGCACTTGGGCGAACACCCCGTCGGTGCAGGTTGACCTCAGCGAATCGACGCTGTTGCAGGGCATGATTAACGTCCGTACCGGTTTCTATAACGAAGCCGGTCTGCGTATTCTGTCCCGCGCTCGCCGTCTTGTTGTTCCGGCCGCTCTCGAACCGCAGGCTATCCGTCTTACCAAGACGGAACTGCGTCCGGGCACCGCGAACAACGATGTCAACGCGATTCTGACCACTTCGGGCGGCCTGCCCGAGGGTTATATCGTGCTCGACTTCTTGACGTCGAACTACTCGTGGTTCCTGACGACCAACATTGACGGTCTTGTTCACATGCTCCGCATGCCGTTCGAGATGGATATGCAGGTCGACTTCGTGACCGACAACCTGCTCGTGAAAGGCTACGAACGTTACAGCTTCGGCTATAACGATCCGCGCGCCATTTACGGCAGCACCCCGTCCTCGTAACCGGAGGCTCATATGACTTATACGAACTTCCCAAACGGGGCTACGTCCTTCGGTATTCCTCTTGTAGGCGGTATCGGCGGCATTCCGTTCACTGGTAATTGGTATTTTGTTGATGCCGCTGCCGGTTCTGACGGTAATGAGGGCACCGTTGACGCTCCTCTCCAGACGATTGCGCAGGCTTATGCTCTTTGCACGGATGGCAACAACGACGTCGTGGCGCTTATTGGTGCCCCGCTTACTTCTGCGCCGACGACCGGCACTTTCCGGCTGTCTGCAACCCTGACTTGGGCGAAGTCTGCCACCCACATGATCGGCATTACTGCGCCGACCCGTGTTGGCCAGCGCGCCCGAATTGCCCCTCTGACGACCGCGACGACGAATATCAATCCCCTGTTCAGCGTTACTGCACAGGGCTGCGTATTCGCCAACTTCTCGTTCTTCCAGGGCACTGGTCAGGCTAGCACTGACGAGCAACTCGCCACGATCACGGGCCAGCGGAACTACTTCTGGAACGTTGACTTTGGCGGCATGGGCAATGCGGCTGGCGCGGCTCGCGCTGGTTCGTATGTGATCCTGCTCAACGGAGCGCAGGAAAACACGTTCAGCCGTTGCACAATCGGTGTGGACACGATTGCGCGTACAGCGGCTAACGCCTCGGTTAAGTGTACGACTGCGGCCACCCGTAACATCTTCGAGGACTGCTTGTTCCCCGTCTATGCTACGGCCGCGACCCCGTTGGTGTTTGATATGAGTGCTACCGGTTCAATTGACCGGTATTTGCTCATTCGTAACTCAATCATCATCAACTCTGGATCGTCAACGTTGACTGCGGTTATTGCTTCGACTGCCTCTCCCGGTGGCGTTGCTGTCTTTGACAACAACACGGTCGTGGGCGCGGCGAACTATGCCGCTTCCGCAACCGACGCGACGGTCAAAGTTGCTGGCCCGGTCCCGAATGGCCACACCTCGGGTGTCGCTCTTTCGTCGTCTACATCGTAAAGGAACAGAAAAATGGCTGCACGTCACAAGAAGGCCGCCGGTGGTAAGGTCCGCGAGGACTACTATGCCGGTGGTGATAGCAACGTCGCAAAGGAAGCGAGCGACGAGCACGAGAGCAACGAAACGAACGACGAGACTTCTGCCGAGGAAAATACCAAGGCGAAGTTTAAGCCGTATCGTAAAGGTGGCAAGGTTCGCATGATGAAGGGCGGCGCCGCCAAGCATATGAGTGCCGAAGGCAAGATGGCCAGTGCCCGTCTTGACCGGAAGCCGCGCAAGTCGGGTGGCCGCGTTGGCGCCGACAAGTCGCCGCTTTCGTCGGCTCATAGCTCGGTTAGCTCGAAGTAAACAAGAGGGTGGGGCTTCGGCCCCACCTTCCCCTTCTTAAAACCGGCGGACCACATGACCAGCAGCGGCACATACGACTTTGGACCCGCCAATAGCGCATTCGTATTGAATGCGTTCGACCGTATTCAGATCAGGCCCAGCGCGCTCTTGGTTGAGCA